TTGGCAAAGTTCTTCGCATATTTCGTCGCCGGTTACCTCAGTCATTTCTGGCCTTTCTCGATATTCCGCGATAAACGGTTGGCCGATGACTTCGTATAAGTGGTCGAGGTCATCAATAAAGAGTGCCCGCGGTTGAATTTGTTCATTCATGCGGTTATCCTTTCGTCGAAGTCAGCAATAAATCCGAACAATGTGGCCGTGAAGAACTGGTGTTGTTGACCGAGTTGCTTGCTGACTTCCCGGTAGAGTTCGGCGCGTTCTTCAATGGGGGTGATGGCCACAAGTTCTGCGATTTCTTTGGCTCGTAGTTTCAGAATCGGTATTTGGGTCATAGGATTGCCCCTAATAGAAAAGCAATTATGACTACAAGTATGGCACACCCCAATAGGAACCCGCCAGGCGGTTCATGATCATACGGATTGTTCATCAGAATAACTCCTGCTGATTATGTTTGAAAGTCTTCCTTTCATTGGTCAGGATTCTTCCCAATTCGGAATAAGCCCAAACATTATAAGCCCAACGAGGATAGTTTAGATCATAAAAACGGCTCGGATCGTAGCCCTGCTCTCGGATCAATTGTTCCAAGGTTTCCCGCTCAATTGCGGTCATTGTATTGATATGCCGGCCTTCCACTTTAGCGGCTGGCGATCTATTTGAAAAGCAAGTTTGACCGACCCCTGGAATAAATACGTTACCGAACGCGGCAAGTTGAACCCATGATGACGAGTCTACGGAATACCACGGGTAGCGTTCCATGAGCGGTACACTCGTAAGCCCGAATCCGTGAACCTTAATGCGCGGTCGACCGCTCCCATCAGTAAGATATTTGTCCCATATCCGGTCAAGCCAATGGAATAATTGCGGGGTAGAAATTGGAACCATGCCACCCAGGGTGATATATTCGTATCGGTCAAGATACCACTCCAAGTAGCGTTCATCTTCCCCATAGTGAAAGCACGGCAAAGGTACCACACCGCTTGCTTCCATCGCTTGCTGATTCTGCCAGGTACCCAAGTCGGAGCCGATAGAGTCAAGGACCGACGCCATAAGGATTCCATCGTCCCGTCTGATGATATCCTCATTCCGTTTGATCCATTCACAATATTCGACAAGATTGATTTCTGCGCCCAAACTAAACGCTGAAAAAGCTCCGGAGTCAAGAAAGACGGTGTCGCCGTTTGTCCTGATTTTATCGAGGTAGGATTGACGCCAGATATAGTGGTACGATTCAAGTCTATCCACGCTCGAATCATGTCCTTCACGTTCCCGGTCGTCGAGTTTCCCATAATAGGTTCCCCCTTTTATGAAATTAGACGTATATAACCCGGCGATGTACACTTTCATAGACTAAATATCCCCGTTAGAAAAGGGGCCGAAGCCCCTCGCCTATTTTACTTCGTCAGGGCTAAAAATTCAGCCCTTGCCCGACTATCCTCTTTAATAGCCCCGCGCAAAGCTGTGGTCACCGTGTAGTGCCCTTGCTGGCAGATTCCCCTACTTTCCATGCACATGTGGCGAGCCTTGATCCATACGCCCACCCCTCTTGGTTCTAACTCCCGGTCGAGGGCGTCGGCGATTTGAACCGTCAACCGTTCTTGAACTTGTAGGCGGCGAGCAAAGCAATCAACGAGACGACTAAGTTTAGAGAGCCCCACAATACGGCCGTTCGGAATGTAAGCAACCGTCGCAGTTCCAAATATAGGTGCAAGATGATGCTCACAATGACTATAAACTGGAATGTTAACAACAGATACCATTTCATCATAGTCTGAAGCTCCATCTTCGAACACTTTTAGAATTTCGGCCGGGTCTTCATCGTACCCCTTGGTCCAGAATTTCCAAGCCTTCGCTACTCGGGCGGGTGTCTCGTGCAACCCTTCTCGGCTAGGGGCCGGATCAAGCTGTTCAAGCATCTGGGCCACTGTAAAGTCAAGGGTCAACCCTTTGTCGCGGCGGGAATCAAAACATTCAGCCAGGCTTAGTTGTTTCTGTTTCATAGGTTGCTCAATACATTCAATGGGTTTGCATAAATAGCGCTATTGGCCCCGTGCTCTTTCACCTCAACCGATACCAGGCGGCAGCGAGGGGCGAAACCGGCATCCCAAAGCCATTGGTCGGCTACGTGAAAAACATATTCGGCCATCTTCTCACAACCGACACCATCTGGGAACATGACTACCTGAGCAACGCCCGCTTCATGCAGCTTCATATATAGGTCGAGATTCGGATCATCCCCGGCCACCAATAACTTGTGGTCAAAGTTTTCTTCAAGAATGGCCTTGAGTGATTTCAACCCGCCAAAGTCTACGACCCAGTTGCGTTCGTCAAGTTTGGATGCCTCAAATGTGAATTTGAAGGCCAGCGCATACCCATGAATATACTTGCAATGCGAATCAGCCCGCCACTGGCGAAAGGCGCAAGAGAGCCCTAGGTCGAACCCGTATTGCTTAGTTGATTGGTAAGGCATCATTGTGCTCCATATCATCCACTAGGGTCATCCAGTAAAATTTGACTACTTCTTCTGAGTAGTTATCCGTATCCGGTATTTCATCTGGATGCATCACTTCGTCCCCATAAACTGCCCGCAGTACGAGCGGATCAGGAACCCCGGCTTCTTCGAAACCCTTAGCTCTTAGGATGCTCGCATGATCCTTGCCACGAGGCGGATATTGGCCATCATAGGCCGTATGGGAATGGGCCAAGGCTGAATAGCATCCGGGCAATTTAAGGGCCATTTGAACGGTTTGCGCTTTAGACATATTCATCAGTGGGGTCTGAACAATGATTCCCCCGCCAGTAGCATCGTCGAAGGTTCCAAGGTTAGTAGCTTCTTCCAATGCCAAGATGAACTTATTGCGGCAGTCAGGGTATCCCCCATAATCCGCCTGACTCACCCCGGTATAGATATCATTGCAACCTCGGGCTACCGCTCGATTGGCGGCGATCGTCAGGAATAACTGGTTGCGCATCGGAACGAACGTCTTTTCAATCCCACCGGGGAGTGAGTCGGCATCCACATATTGTTCGAGCCGATTCGAGGTTACCAGCGGCGAGGTTGATTCAAGAATGTGGTCACCAATCTTAATAAATTCGTGCGAAGCGACCCCGGCCATGTGTGCAATTTTCTTAGCCGCTTCCAATTCGATTTTATGGCGCTGACCGTAGTCGAAGGTGACCGCATGTATTTCATCATAACGTCGCTTGGCGAGATAAAGGCAAGTGGTCGAATCCTGACCGCCCGACAACACTACTAGAGCTTTTGACATTCAGGGGCTCCCTTTGACAGATAGACTTTACAATGTGCATGGTTGCCGTGTCGGCCCGAGGATTGAAATATCTCGACACTATGAACCGAACGGTTAGTTTTTGCTTCCACAGTTTCGGCTATCAATATTTTCAACTGCCGATCATCCAACTCGACATAGTCTGGAACTTCGATAATTTTCATTATTCATACCCAATTTGTTTATGGAGTTGAACGCCCATGCGATAACCATACCTGATAGCCACTTGGGCGGTAGTTTCAAGATTTCGGCGATTGCTTTCCGGGTCTTGAGAGTCCAGCGGATTAACGTAGACCAGAACACGATCGTTATGGGGTCGGGCCGGTTTTCCCGGAAGCCCCAACGCACTAGTTGGCAACCCATCTTCGGGGTCGGTATTCAGGCTGCTGACCACATACTTGTAGGCGTTTATATGGGGCTGTAAATGGGGGTTGACCTTCCCGGCCTTGGGTGAGCATACCGTGGTCAATCGTGGATGGCCCCATGGAAACTCATCAATGTATAGAGTTCCATTGGTTTCGATTTGAACTCGGCAACCACCTTGTAATAGTCGGCGCACATACTCACTGATATTCTGACGGAAAGGTTCGCCCCCAGTGATAACCACAAGGGGTTCCCTTGGTCGGCCTTGGTCGTATACGCCGGCCCGGGTCAGATGCGCGATGGTCATGCGCATAAGATCGTTGATACTATGGCGTTCGGCCCCTTGGGTGTATTCGGTATCGCACATGGGGCATTGCAGATTGCAACCAGCCAGACGTACGAATAAGGCGGGGTCCCCGGCAAATGGGCCTTCACCCTGGATGGTATAAAACATGGAGTGTACGACCAACGAACCATCGTCGCACAGCTCACGCTTTGATATAGGTTGATTATTGATTGACATTAAGACTACTCCGTACTAAGGGGTCAAGAAAAGGGGCCGAGACCCCTAATCTTGGTGTACAGATGAAACTACTTGGATGACGGGTTATTCGTCAGTGGGTTCGGATTGGGCAGCGGCAGCCTTCGCAGCGTCCGCATCGGCCTTGGCCTGAGCCTTGGCAGCGGCCGCGGCTTCCTTTTCCGCTTTGGCCTTGGCCTTTTCTTCGGCTTTGGCAGCTTTTTCGGCTTCCTTGGCGGCCTTTTCTTCGGCCTTTTTGGCTTCCCGTTCGGCCTTGGCTTCAGCTTGGAGTTTCGCCCGTTCTTCCTTAGGGGTCACCAAACCGTAGTACTTACGCCAGCGACCAAATTGGGTGTGGATCGTACCAATGTTGATACTTTGGGCTTCTGCGATTTCGGTAACTTCTTTGCGTTCGGCCGGGGCGCCTTTTTTCGCACTGATTTCGTCAGCGATTTCCCATACCAGGCGGGTCACTCCACCTGCGGGACGAGTCACACCGTTACGTTCATCTTTGGGTGCAGGTGCCGGCTTTTCGGTAGCGGTTTGGGTTTCTGCGGCAGTCTTATCGGCTTTTGCCATTTTCATATACTCCTGAGAATTGAAATTGTGGTTATGGACTGGTTACGATTCTGATTCGAGTTCTTCAGCCAGATTTTCTGCGAAGGCGACCATGTCTTGGTCGTCCAAGTCAAGTTCATTTCGCAGGGCGTTGATGATCACTTGAAGTTCGGTTGAAGTGACTTCGAGTGTGATTTTTTCTTCCATGGTATTCCTCGGTTAATTTGGGGAAAACTTAATTCGTCAGAACGTATGGTTATATTACTTCAGCGTTCGGTTAGAGTCAAGACCCTATTTTGTTTCTTTAGTACCGTCCCCGGTAGCGCCATGTAGGCTGGCGAGTAGGGCTTTTCTATACTGGCCGACGGATTGAAACGTCGCGGCGTATGCGTCGTCAGCGATCAGGTCGATCGTGCTTGGCACCTTCACCGGCTCGGCAATCTTCCATTTCTCGCCTCTAGCCACTCGGTCAGCAAGCTCTCGTGCTGTCATGGTCTCTTGTTTCACCGGCTCGGCGGGTTGTGGGGCTTCCCTGCGACCACGATCATAGATAGCTCGAAGCTGGTCGAAAGTGACTGTGTAAAGAATAGCGCAGTCGGTGCGCCTGACTTCTTCAATGTAGTGCTCTTTAAGGATTCGGCACATATCCACTATCGAAGTAATGCCCACCGGCTCACCCCTGCGCTTGCGTTCGGACACATCATCCTTATGACCGCTGCCGCCGCAATACGGGCAAGCGTTATCCTCATGCTCGGCCATGCGATCCTCTTCATCCCCGTAATTCAGCATCACGCCGCGACCGTATTTCGTGGTCGCTACGGGGCTTCGCGTTGCAGCGGCATCTTCGATTGCGGCTTTTAATTCGGGGTCAATATGCTGTGGCTTCCTGCGCTTGCGGTCGGCTTCGATCGCGGCGCGGGCGTAGGCTTGCATGGCCTCTTTAATCTCCGAAGCGGACATTTCAGATACCGTTACAGGCCAGTCCACCCACTCAGGAAGCGGCGGCAGTTCAATGTCGTGGGTGTTCATTGCAATTCTTCCTCGCAAAGCTTACGCAGTGCGCTCAGGGTGTCTTCACATGAGCGACCTTGTGACAGTTCGATCAACTCTTTAGGTTCTCCATCCTCGTCCATCCGTCCGATGTCGGCGTAGATGGCGAACATGCCGCCCACGTCTTCCATGCTGATATCAATGCGATTCCGAGCGAAGTATGCTTCGTCGTCAGGCAGGACATTTTTTATGTCGATTTCCTGCGTCCTACCATCTGGTTGTTTGTAGAGTGTGACTATCATTCCCCACCCCCCTCAATGCTGCGAGCGTGGTCGACGGCTTCTCGCGGGCTCTTGAACCACTCTGATTGTGCCTCCCCGTCATCTGGCCAACCGAGTCGGTATCTTGTGCCATTCGCCAGGGCAAGGCTCTGAATTTGCGCTTCTTGCTCAGCCAGCCAGTCCAACCGCTCAGCATCCTCGCGATCCTGCGATTGTAGGGCGCCTTGCAGATAATTGGCCAGATCAAGGACTTCTTCTAGGGCGTGCCGCATGAACTGTTTTTGACTTAACCCCGACTGCTCCAATGTAACCCCATATTTCTTAATACCAACTCGACTCCGCTGCCGAAGCAAATCAACATTCAACTCAACAATGTGGTCATCACTTTTCACGCAATTGTACCCCTATTCCGAATAAAACCATACCTATCACGGTATATATCAAATTTTGAGGTTCCCCCAGGTTGCCTATAAACCAGCCACCAAGTCCCAAAAGCCCATATTTCAAAAAGGTGATACCATTCATAAGTCTTTGCTCCGTTTCCATTTTGACCATTGGGTTGCTGCAGTCGCCGGGTGGATTCCGTTCTCGACGCAGATTTCAATCACCCGGCCTCGGAGTTTTTTCACATCCACCGGGTCACCCTGTTCTTCCAGCAGCCGGACTTCATTATCAGCAATTTCCCATACCCGCCCCGTGGCCCCTTTTGGGGATGGAGCCCTTAATTCCCCCTGCGGCTTAGATTTTGGCCTCTCTACGATGGCCCTGGGGGCCGCTGGGCGGGTTTCTTGATGGCCATATTTATTCTTCAGGGCTTCAGTCGGAGCATTGAATAAGTCAATCTGGTCTTGGTTAATTATAACCATGGGTAAATCTTCGGCGTATTGCTGAAGTAGCTTCAAATTACCCGGATAATCACTTATTACCACAGGTAGCGAATACTTTTCCCCTAGCATCATGGCTTCGAGTTCGGTTAAAGCCGTCCAATCTGACTTGCGGTCTAAAACTGGAACCAGCAATGGTTCCTTCCTACCAGCACAAATAGTTTCTTCAATTATCCGAACGTCGTGGTACGCCTCAGTCCTACCTAGGAAAACCAAGTTATCCATGTCAATAATTGCATACATATCTGTTCCTTAGAATGGGATACGGTCTATCCACTCGGGGCAACCGACCACGATGACTTCCAACGGTGGGGTCTGACCCCATTTACCACAAATCATGGTTCGGTTACTATTTGGTATTTCCGTCCAATACTCACAATTGATACATGTGCGCCATTGGCCGGTGCGGATCAGGCGTTCTTGAAACGCTATCATGTCTTTATCATTTGTAGACATATTCGGTTATCCTGGGATGTTTGGTATTCACTTGGACTTTGAGTGAAGTCGGTATACGAAGTATATCAGTTTGGGTCAAGGCTTGACTAGCGGTTTCTGGTATCTCGGCCGGCGAGCATTCAGCCCGTTGAATCCACCAATTACGCCCTTTCCCTTGAAACGGTGACCCTTTATCCAGAAACACCCATTCATCAAATGTACGTATTCCGCATTTGTATGAAACCCGAACGGATGGAATATGTTCTTCGCTTTTCCGGTAGTACTTGTAAGTCACGTGATCCACCGGGAAGTCAAGGATTTGGGGTTCTTCAATTATAACGGGGTCTGGAATCTTTTTACGCTTGACCAACGCTTTACCTGTGGTCATCGCTTGAAGCTTTTCTCGCCTGGGAAATTCAAAGCCGCAGGCTATACATAATGGGGCCGAGGCATGATTGTAGGTGCCACACTGATCACATATCCGGATAGGGGCTTCCCCTGGCTTTTTCATACCTCGCGGTACTGGGATAACCGGATCATTGACCGGACCAAGTCGTTCGGTGTTTTTTGCAAAGTCAGAAACTAAGCAGTCGGGTTTGCTGCCCGCCATAATGGCGGCTAATCGGCCATCCCGGGTGGACAGATCAAACCCCGGGTGATATAGTGGGCGGGTACCGCGCCCTAGCATTTGGACCCATAGGCTTGATGACCGCGTTGCTTTCATCATGGCGATATAATCCAATGCAGGGAAGTCAAACCCCGTAGTCAAAATACCATTGTTTACCATCATTTGGTAATCGCCGGCTAGATAGGCTTCAATACGCCTATCTCGTTCTTTACCAGGAACTTTGGTATGTACAAAAGTAGTTCTAACCCCATAATGATTATATATCGCCGCAATGTTCTCTACGTGACTAGTTCCGGTGCAGAAAGTGAGCCCATGGTTCCGGTCCTCAAACGCCTCGCAGGCCAACAAAACTACTTGTTCATTAACTGTGGTTATATTTACAGCCGCATCCAGTTCTTTTTGGTTGAACTCCCCCGCCGTAGTTTTTACTTTGGAAACATCATATTGAAACTTGGTGCGTTGGGCCACTGGGGGTACAAGATACCCCTCATCAATAAACCAATTGAAGGCTTCCAGACTACAGGCATCCACTGCAATTCCGTCAAACAGGGCATTTTCACCCCAATGCAACATACCTTGCCCCGAACGCCAACCAGTCGCAGTCAAGCCAGTAACCACAAGATTTGGGTTGCGCTCTTTCAACTTCTCTATGAATGACCGATACATTGACTGTTCTTTCAGGCTGATCAAGTGGGCTTCATCAATGAACAGTAGGTCAACGTGGGCGAATAACTCAGGTACATTATAAACCGTCTGAATCGAACCCACGGTGATCGGCTTATAGTATTCCTGACGCTTCAACCCTGCACAATAAATACCGGCAACCGCTTCTGGCCAATAGTCCATCAACTTATCATAATCCTGCTGTATCAACTCTTTACTGTGAGTCAGGATCATAGCTCGTAAGCCGGGCCAGGATTTCAAGCAATGGGCGATTATCAGGGCCAGAATAACCGACTTACCTACTCCGGTCGGATACAATAAGAGTGGGGCGGTCTTACCATCGGCCACGTAATTAAGCCAGGCATCCAGAGCAAAGGATTGGTAGTCACGTGGAACGATCATAGGTCGCGATGTTTTACGTAATGATTACATCCGGCCTCCTGGGCCGATTTATCTAGGACTTCACCGGTTTGGTCACAAACCCATTCGCCGGTCGGTAGGGGGCGCCCATGGTGGCACGTTCGGCAATTGCGAGCCACCTCACCCTGCCCATAGTGGCACCGCATCTTGTGGTCACAAAATTTGCATTCAAATGTATCCGGATATTCGCTGAATTTTTCAGGTATAGATTGGGTGAAAATGATACGTTTAGACCGGTCCTGATAATATTCGTCCGTGGACTGATCATATCCAATTAGTTCACCGTAGAGCCTGTCAGTATTCTTACATACCGCCAAATATAATCCAGCATCCAACTTATAATATCCCATACATTGTTGCATTTGGACATAATGTTGATGCTTGGCTTTGAATAACCCATGGGCTACCAAATAATTGAATGACTTTTCATTATGGGTCTTGAACTCCGTCAAACATGGCATTTGGGGATCAGGTAGGTCAGGGACACCAATGACCACACCATCAAGGGCCGATCCATAATGTCCACCTAGCAGGCTGACCCTGTATTGCTTCTTTTGATCGTCGGCTTGGTAGATTGTCATTCCTGCCGCGCGAATCATTGCTACAAATCGGGCTTCTTCCAGGTGACCCCGATTGAATAATCGCAACATCCGGTCACCAAATCGCTTTAGCTCAACCCACCGCCAGTCATACCAGAGCGCCCGCGAACAAGGTTTGCCCGATGTTGAGATACCGAAGTGGGAACGGAACCCAGGTGGCTTATCGTCATAGGCATCTGTAACATCGTGAATTGCCTCCCCCAAGTATCGCCGATATAACGCCCCTTGGTCTACCTCAATTGCAGCCGCCATGGCATCCAGAGTCTTTGTTGCCAAATAGATCATACTATGGTTATCCGTGGAAAAAAGACGGCCCCGTAGGGCCGCAAAAAGGGGAACGCTTTACTACTTACTTACCTTGGAGCCAAGGTGGGACTGATCCGGTCGCGGCGGCTGGGGGTGGAGTTTGAGCGGGTGCAGCTTGGGCCTGAGTCTGTGCCGGCGGCTGGGCCGGCGCGGTTTGCTGGGCCGGGGGTGGAGTCGGTGTTGCAGGAGGCCCGGATTGGGCCGGGGCCGATTGAGTCTGAGGCGGTTGGGTCGGTTGAGCTTGGGTAGCAGGTGGAGTCGCAGCGCCACCTGTGGGGATGGCTTTGTAGTTGCTAATTTGATTTTGGGCGTCGTATTTCTTGGTTTCCCCGGTGTTTTCATCCACCACTTCGCGGGCTTCCCGCAGTTTCACTTGGATCAAGAGCCGGTTATTCATCAGCTGATTCAAGTCCGTGATCTGGTGTTGACCAGTCGACATGCAAAGAGTATTGACCTTTCGCTGAACGTATTGTTGGGCCTTTTCGCTTTGGTCCCACATATTCAGGTTGTCAAAAAGCTGGCGACCCTTGTGGTCACCTTCGTCAATTTCCACAGTCAGTTGAAGGTAACCTTCGTCAGGTTTATCCTTCTTCGGTTTGTATTCCATTTCAACGATGGACCCGGGGTACCACCCCGCTGGAATAGGTGTGAAATCACCCAACACCTGATCCGGGTTGGCGGTCCAAGTCATTGGTAGGGAAAATGTACTCATGGTTGCTTAACTCCTGCTACTTTGTTGAGGATGATGTTAAAATCAGACTGTTCGTAAGCGTCGAGTGCGTCTGACCGGTCCTTGGCGTCATAAAATTGATCGGCCTTGGTTTGAAGATAATATGTCCGCTCACCTTTTTCATCAACGTGCACTCCGGCCCTCAAGAGTAGGTCAAATATATATGGGGCCGATTTACCAATTTGTTTCCCTGGAAAGTCCGGCCCCCATTTAATTTGGCCGGTTACTTCGTCCTTGAACGGGGCCATCTGTGCCACGAAGTATTTATGTACGTGGGGTAAATCGCGAAACTTCTTCATCCAATCTATGATCAGTTCGGCAATCTGCCCATAGGCCTGACGAACATCATTATTGGATCGCTTGGCAATACCCAACATTGTTTCAGCGATATCAGATACCGAATCCAGAGCCACTGACTTTATTGTTTTACCACCGTCGCTTTTCAAAAAGTCATATACTGTTTTCAGGTCTTGGCCGTTTTGAATATAGGCTACCGGAATATCAAATCCTTTTAAGGTGAGGTTTCCCCGCTCAGAACTGATGATCAATGGAGCAGGTAGAGTGGAAATAAGACGGGTTTTTCCAACCCCTGGTGGCCCATAGACCATTATATTCAGACCATCTAGGTCGGCCTTATTGGTGTTGCTCCATTGAACAGACATATCTATCCTTACGATGAAACCTCTATTTTATCCCAATTTGCGTCAGCGTCGGGCATTAAGGTGTATCTTTGTTTTAAAAAGCATCGCCCAATGGTACCCTACTCCATGAGCTGTCACTCGGTCATCACGGTCGTTGCGATGCAGGATGATCGGATCATCCCATTGGGGATGCCTCATACGCAAGATAACATATGGATTCATTTGATCATCAACATGGTCGTTTACCCAACCATGGGCGATAAGAAACAATCGGAACATTTCCCAATTGTCACGGTTAAGAATATCACGTGTCGTCGCCATGCCTATTCCTCCTGAGATTAACGGATGGCCCGCTTAGGTTTAGTAATTTCGATAGACGCTTGCCCTGGGCGTTCGGTGACGCAATTTCGGATCAAATGTTTCTGTTCTTCGGTAAGCCCATTCCATCCCGACAGGGATAGGTCAGGCTTATATTTCACAATATCGTCGAATGAAAATTCGGTTATTTCACCAGCCGCCACCTTTTCCGCAATCAATCCTTTGGTAGCCTCTACCGCATCTTCCTCTACCCTATAATTGACTTTGCCATTCACCTTCAGCACCCACCCTTCCGGCAGCAAGACATTGTTTGTGCCCACCGGTACAACCCCATTCTTATAGACTTTGGAAATGAGGCGATTTCGCAGTTCAATTTCACGCGCCTTATCGGCAGCCATTTTGGCGGTCAATTCCATCCACTCGGCGCTATCCCGGTTGAACTCGGCGTCAGGAGTGAAATTTCGTTTAATGTTGCTCATTTTGATTCCCCTTAAAATTGGCGTATGTGAATATTTTACAATAATCAAGATGAAATATCAAGTTAATGTTTTGTATCACCTCGTTTTCTTATCATGTCGGCTTCGTTGGCTGCCATCAATAGAGACACTAACTCAGTAAAAACGCCAGGATTTGCCCCTAATATTTTGACAATCAGCCCCATAGTAGTGTCTATTTCTTTTTCCAGGGCGGTTAAGACGTCAACTTTAAATTCATCATCTGGCATATGTTCAACCAGAACCAAGAATAAAGTCGCCCAACTAGCGCCTAGCCCCACGGCCTGAGCCACTTCCGGACCATGTTCCTTTTTAATCCTGAGTACCATTTCAAGAGCATCTGTCATAACACCCACCCCAGGCTAAGGAATGCCAAGGCCATAAGGATGCCAAGGCCAATCTGATTTAAACGTGAGGGGCGCTTTCCAGCCCCGTAGACCTCTATTACTGGATGAACTGGGCTGGGTGGTGGAACATAGTGGGCGCCAATTTTAGTCGTCCCGCGCTCGGCTCGCCGTCGAGCTTGTTCAATTTGGCGCACTTTTTCGCAATGTTCGCGCCATACTTGGCTGCTATATTCATGTGGACTCATACCTATCCCCTTAAAATTTGACCGGTACATAGTACCCGTCTTCCTTCAATATGACAATTTCCTGATCCGTAAATTGTTCTAATGTGATCCAGGCCCATTGATAATTAGATAATTGGGTTAGAACTCTCATTGGGCCAGCCTTTATTTTACGCCGACTCATTTGCGGACCGCCAGGCTTAATAAGTCTATCATTCGATCTAGCTTGCGGTTCATGCTAATAACCACAATTGGGAGCACAATCCATAGAACCGATAAAACGATGGCCAGGAGGATTCCGACGATAAGAAGTAGAATTTCCATAATGTTCCCCTATAGGGCCGGCCGGAGCCAGCCCAAATTGTGGTTAATTTCCGATTTGAAGGTGACCGCCTGAGGCCGATACTTGTCGATTAAGGTTAATAGAACCCCCGAACTCTTGTCCGGCTTGATAAGCTCCGATATTGTTAGCCGCTCGTCCGCGATGGCCGGCCTTTTTAAGACCAATGCCCTCATTGTTGAGGAAAGCCAAATTGGCTTCAAGTTCTGTTTTGTAGAGCGAGGCTAGAACTATAGCGGTTCCAGGTTCGCCGGCGCTATCTTGCTCGGCGGCTTTCCTAATTTCCGTTACTCGTTCCTGCAGCTTGTGAACCACTCCCAGGCCGAATGAACGCATTTCAGCGGACAGGTTATGCCAACCGTTGGCCCGGCCTTCCTTCAGAACCGATGTGACGATAAATGTGGCCATATATGAAGCCGTTACGGCGTTCGATTCTTTTCCAACGAAATGATGTTCCAGCTTCGTCCCGTTGATCTTACGGCCTCGGTAGTACTTGCAGAAGAATAGCGGAGCGATGACGTTATGAATGTGGACCGCCCATAACATCGACCATCCAGTGATATCGTAATTTACTCGACGTTCTTGTTCCTCGACCGATTCAACTTTGGACTGGTCGATATTGTATTTGGCCATGAGGTTATAGGCCATCCGCAGGGCGTTATCCCGCTCACCCTCACTGGCTGCATTGTCGCTCGCCAAGGCCAGCATTTTGCGAATCCGATTGACGATTTTTTCTTCAGTCATTTCATTCCCCTTACTTTTGTTGTACGAAGTTAATCTTACCGTAGTCCAGTCGATGATCTTTGCAATATTCGATCACTTTTTCTTTTGCATCGCGTTGGTTTTCAGCCAGGACGTAGAAAACTTCTAACTGCCCATCGATATGAATTCCAACGCGGTAGGTTTGTTCCATTCAGTTAGCCCCTTTCGGTGTTTCGTTATCCATGACTCAATATTAACCCAGGCCTAGTGAGAAGTCAAGAGTAATTTTTATATTGATCGATTGATTATTTCTATTATAATGAGGCCTTCATCGTCTCAATGTATAAGGGCTTATCATGTCTTCGAAGTTATGGAACCGAACTCTTGAGCTGCTTGAGCAGACCGACAAAACCATTCCAGAAATATGCGTAGGGGCTCATGTTAACCACAGTTGGCTAATGTCCATTAAATATGGCCTGGGTAAACGCGGACATATTCGTAATCCCTCGGTAGATAAGGTCGAACGCCTTTACGAATTTTTATCGGGTAAGCAACTGGATATTTAACTTATGTACTCACGCATTCCAAAAGAACTACGTGTTCGACGCCAGTGGTGCGTCTGTCGAGTAACAACTAAGGATGACCCAGACAATAAGCGCCCGATGAACCCCACTAAGGGCTACTGGGCCGACCCGTCTGATCCTAAAACATGGGGTACCTTTGAAGAAGCGGTGGCTTCGGGTCTATCGATAGGGTACATGCTATCCCCCGACGATCCGTATACGATCATCGATCTTGATAATAAACCCGAACGTCCCGCCAGCGCGGCAACTTTGGAATGGTACAAGCGCCTAACTGAAGAAGCCAACTCATACGCCGAAGTTTCGGTTTCAGGGCGTGGGGTGCATATTGTGGTTAAGGGTACCTTACCTGAAGGCCAAGGTCGTAGGCGTGAAGGGGTTGAAATATACTGCCAAGATCGGTTCATGATTATGACCGGGCAGGTAATCGAACCATATACCGTCATTCACCCCAGGCAAGAATTGACCACGTGGTTGTGGGAACAACTCGAAACCAATGATGCGGTAAAACCGGCCTCTGGCTTTGTACGTGTAGATCAGCCCGAACGCCTAACCGACGATCAGGTTATGGAAATGGCCTGGTGGGCCGACAACGGTGATAAGTTCCAAGCCTTGTGGTCAGGAAAATGGCAGGAAATGGGGTACCCTTCCCAGTCTGAAGCCGACCTTGCCCTTATGAGTATGATTGCGTTCTACTCTGACTCAGATGTGCAATGCTTACGCCTGTTTAGAAAGTCGGGCTTAGGTAAACGTGAAAAGGCCGTTAAGAACGACAAGTATCTACTCAACGAGACCTTGCTAGGGATAAGAGCCAAGCAACTCCCCCTGGTTGAGATACCGAGCCTGGACGAATTGAGGGCTTCCATAATGCCAATTCCTGGCCCGCGCTCACTTTCTGCCAATGAATCCCCAGCGGCCGGGAATGGGGCTTCATTCCCTTTTAATTTTACGGTCGATCATTCAATGGCCCCGGCCCCGGATGAAACGGCCGCCCCGCACCTACCAGAAAAGGTCGCCGGCATGCCGCGCGTCCCTGGCTTGATCGGTGATATTGCGGAGTACATTTATTCATCAGCCAACCGGCCCGCAGCAGAAATCGCCCTAGCAGCAGCCGTGGGAATGATGGCGGGCATCGCTGGCCGGGCGTTCAATATTAGCGGAGTTGGGCTAAACCAATACGTGGTACTCACGGCCAAGACTGGAACCGGGAAGGAACAGGTCAGTAAGGGTATAGACGCCCTGTTCAGCGCGGCAGCCCACCAATGCCCGAACGCATTTGATTTTCAGGGGCCAGCCGTCATCGCATCAGGTCAAGCACTCTTACGCATGCTACCCGATAAACCCTGCTTCGTGTCGGTATGGGGTGAGTTCGGCCTAACCCTGCAAGCCATGACTAAAGCCAAGCCAGGCGATGCGCAGCATACCCTCAAACGGGTACTGCTGGATATCTACAACAAGTCGGGCATCACCTCTGTCCTGAAGCCTTCGGTCTACGCGGACAAGGAAAAGAACACGGGAATCGTTCAAGCCCCTAACCTGACATTCATAGGCGAATCAACACCCGAGGAGTTCTACCGGGCGTTAGACGAGGATTCGATTATGGACGGGTTCATACCGCGATTGATGCTAATTGAATATAAGGGTGATCGCCCGACCCTAAACGAGAACGCCGGTTTCGCGCCCCCTGAAGCCCTTATTCGCAAACTGGCCGATCTACTGAACATGGCAACCATGCACGGAGTCCAGGGGGCCGTCAAAGCCATAGGCGTTAAGCAAGACGCTGAAGGGGCCAAACTTTTACGCGGGTTCAATGATGATATTGACCACATGTTTCATGGTATGCCCGATGGCCCGTTACGGCAGATTCTCAACCGAGCTCACCTAAAGGCTTTGAAGCTGGCAGGGCTGCTGGCGGTCGGGGTGAATTACTACGAACCTGTGGTCACCAAAGAGCTGGCCCAATGGGCTATCAATTTTGTCAAAACCGAAGTCGACGCTATGGCTTCCAAGTTCCGGTCAGGCGAGGTCGGCGAGAACCTTAATTCGGGCGAGAACCGCGGGGCCGAAGTAGTAACCGAGGCTATACAACGCGTCCTATCGGCCGACCGGGAAGAAGCCAGGCTGCTGCGAAACGCCTACCGCTTCCCGGCCAAACTCGAAGGCACCCCGATCATTCCGCGAAACTTCCTAACGCAATACTTGAAAGGGCGGCAGCCATTCCGATCAGACCCGAGGGGCTCCACCCGAGCCATGCGGGAAACGATCAACGAAATGGTGGAATCGGGAATGCTTGAGGAAGTGAGTAAGGTTCAGATGAAAGGGCAGTACGGCCTGACGGGACTGGGGTATATCCCTGGCGCTTACATGAAGTTGAGCTGACCACAATGTATAGGGCGGCGGACTGGGGGAAATGGGGAAAGAGGAAAGAGGGAAGGGCGTTAGGCAGGGCTATATCTCAACCTTTTCCCTTTAATATCATGGGGTTAGCGCAAAGAGGCAGCGAGGCAGAGCGATTAGGGGCGGGGGCAGGGGTGGTGCGGGGGCGGGGGTATATCCCCCCAGACCCCCCCCCTATACCCCTTTAATAATATATATATTTATATAATCTCATTATCTCTTTAATCTCACTTTAAGATAAATGATTGATTTATAAGGGATAAATGGGGGGTAGGGAAAAGAGGAAAAAAAAAACGCTCTGCCTCAGTAACAGGCGTAGAAGTTCGGAATCCCATTTTTTGCTTGTTACGAGGGCCAAAATGGGAAATGTATGCGAAAAAAGGGGCGTTTTTGAAGGTTGTGGCCCATTTTTTGATCGTTTTCCCCTTTTTAATGATTTATCAGTAATAGGATAAGATAAACATGATAGAACCGAATCCAAACTGGCACCCATACGACGATGATGCCGAATTCGATGCCCGGTGCAAGGGCTCAGAAGATGCTGAACAGATGGCTTTGATGGCATGGGCGGCGCGGGCTATGTACCATGGCAAATGGCCGGAGCTCAAACTGCTGCACCATATACCTAACGGCGGCGAGCGTTCAGTCGTTGTGGCCACCAAGTTAAAGGCGATGGGTACAAAGCCTGGCGTCCCTGACTTATTCTTGCCGGTAGCTCGGCATGGCGTCCACGGCTTGTACATCGAACTGAAGAAAGATTGGAAGTTTGGCGGCGGCAAGGCCTCGGCCGTGCAGCTTGAGTGGCGGGACGCCCTTATTGATTGTGGTTACGGCTGGGCGTTGGCTCAGGGCTGGAAAGAGGCCCGCGAAACCCTGATTCAATACCTTTCCGAGCCGGCTCCAGCCCCTTAGAATCGAAAATGGCCCGTCTCACGCGATCGTGGCGGGCCGAATGGGGGTAAGGGTAGGGAATGGGCAGGGGTCGGGGCTTTAATCGCTCTACGGGCTTGTAAGGATGAGGCCAATTAGGATGGTCACCCCTGCGGCCAGGGATAAAGTATAAAGGCTCATAGTCTGGATTCGTTCCACACCTGCTCGGCTTTGGCTATCAGCCTGCCAAGGGCTTTGGCCTTACCGGTAATATAGCTGGCTTGTATGCCGTCCAGATAGGGGTGCAGGCCTGGCGGTAGCATGATCTGGTAACGAGTCCCGGTGTCTTTGAATTGGGCGCAAGCCGGGTGGCTCTTGAGTTCGGCGGTGAGGGCTTCAATTAGCGCGATTCGTTCGGTAATGGACGTCATAGTGGTTCCTTTAGGGGCCGTAGCCCCCATTGTGGTCATTAAGCGGCTATGATCTGGCCGTCTTCAATTCGCGCGCGGGTGGCTTGTTCCATTTCCTTGCGGCATTTGAACCAGTGTTGGAACTGGGTGCGGGCTGTTCCTGAAGCGATCCCACGGCGCACGCATTCGTCTTGTACCTGGCTGCGGGTTGGGTACGGCTGGCCCTCGGCTTCAGCCTTGGCGTACAATTCGTCGGCGATAAACCAGACGGCTTTGGTTGGCTTTAAGATGGATGATTGGCGAACCCATTCTTTAGGCTCAGCCTTGGGTTTAGACGGCTTGCCTGTGACGGCTTGGGTCGCTTCCAGCTCTTCAGTACGGATGCCGATTTCCTCATCCAGAGCCGCGCGGACGGTTTCGGTCAGACCCTTTTTCTGATTCAGTAATTCGTACATGGCTGGAATGGCGTTTAGGCTTTGGCAGGCTTCGATGTTAGCCTGAAATTCTAAAATCCACGCTTCCAGTTCGCTGCGGGGGGCGGCTGGCTCTTCGTTTTCAACCAGCATCCAGAACCTGTCGACCTTTTTAATTTCATTGATGCCGGCTTTCTCGGCGGCTTTGCGCGCCTGGGTCTCGTTGATGTATTTTTTCTCGAAAATGGATTTCATGGCGTTTTCCCCTTATGGAAGTAGGCGGCTCTGATCTTGAGCCATGTCTATATTATAAGAACAGCGGCTTGATAAGTCAATAGGAAAAATCAACTATTTATCTACGGGAACGGCAGCAGCAGTAGATTTTTCCTATTGGCCCGCGCGAGGCGGGCGGCTCGGGTTAATTTGGCAGAGCGATTAGATAATTCATCAAGGGCTCGGCATCTTTAAGATCGACGTTTATCCACGCCCTTTCAAATGCGCCCTGATAATATTCGCATTCATAATCGCATGAGAATCGTTCTATTTGCTTTTCTTCAGATGCCGTTAGGGGTCGGGCCAGGATGATCTGATTCCCGTATTCATCTGGATCATTGTCGAATATTCGCATTTCTCATTCCTTATCTATTGATTCGTGATTGGATGATTTAATTATAGGAAATCAAGAGTGGTTCATCAACATATATTTATCTATCGATGCTCGAATTTTGATAGATAAATTTAATTCCTAATTCGTTCTAATTCATGATATAATATTGGCCCTAGAATCGAGCCTTAGCCCGTGGCCCAAGGGGCCAATATTATAGACGCCCCTCGTGGAATTATCCAATTGATTTATTCTATTGATTCGTTCTGATTGATAGATATAATTTCGTTGCCAGGATGATCTTGATTTCCTATAATGAATCATCGAATCAGAAATCATTAAGGGGAATCAAATGAATCAGAATCAGATCCGCGCCATCCAGAGGGATATCGGCAGGCTCTGCGATGAATTGGGGTACCATGACCTATTGGACACCTTCATTCAGCGGGCCGATTATGGCGATCCAGATAGCGCCCCTTCACAGCGCCATCGCCAGATTCGCGTTCTGCATCACGTGCTGATGATGTTGGAATCGGAGGATATAGAGTTCACGGAAGAAATGATTGGAAATCTCGAATTAGGGCTGCGCATTGGAATGATGGATGATATGATTTATCAGGGCTATTGATCCATTAATTGGGGCTCGACATGAGCCCCTTCTTTCGTCTATCAATAGTAATACTTCTCGTTCTGATTTTGATTATCAATTCGATCATGGAATGAGTATGCGAATAAGAACTACTCTCGTTCTCGTTCCGATTTTGATTTTGATTCGATCTTCCATCCCCAAGATGAGAATCATTCCCTAACCTGATTGAAAAAGAACATGAGGATGAGAACGATTTTTATTTGACCCCCCCATACCCCCGATAGGAACATCGAGGCGCAGGGGGGTTCCCACCCCAAAATATCCCCCCATGTTTTGACTTCAACATAAGTTCCCCTATCCCTATCTATCATAGACTCAGCTGGGGTACCGGTTCCCCCGTGTGGCTACCATAAATATCGCCTATAATCAAGCCAATCAATGTACCCACCCAACCTTCGTCTTTTGGGGGACTCCCATGGCCGTCATCCAATCCGAACCCGATAACATCGTGGCTTTCCTAGACGCCATTGCGTACACTGAAGGGACCGACAACAACCGTCAGCCGTCAAATCCATACTACATTCCCAATGACCCATCCAACCCCCACTACGGAAACGGATACCCTTCGGGCTCCAAGCCTCACTACGGCTATGATGTGATCGTCGGTGGCTCGCTGATGCCAGCCTATCCTGATCCAAATAACCCCAATATTGTGGTCACCGATTATTCTCGCCACCCGAACAGGCTGATTCGTCTCAACCCCAAACTCAGTTCCACTGCCGCGGGCCGTTATCAGATTCTGTACCGCTATTGGAAACATTATCAAAAGCAACTGGGCTTACCTGACTTCAGCCCTCTATCCCAAGACCGGTATGCCATTCAGCAGCTCAAAGAACAGCGGGCGTATGGGCGTATCATTGCCGGTGAGTTTGAAAAAGCCGTGCTGGCTTGTAACAATATATGGGCCTCCCTTCCCCTATCCCCGTATGGCCAACATACGTATAGTATGGAGGAAATGAAGGCTGTGTACATCATGAAGGGCGGCCGATATGTCTGACGGGCAACCGGTTATACCTCACCCGATTCCACACCCGACTGGGTCACCGGCGGAAATATCCATCTTGGAAGAACTCATACGTCACCCCGCCACCACTACGATTCTCGGGTTTGGTGCCTTGGCCTTTGCATGGAAAGTCCTGTGGCCCCTCCTGTCGACGTTCGTGCAGAATCAAACCACCTCAGGTCGGACGGAGTCGGGTACCCTGGAACAACTGTCGCGCGTTTTGGCCGATGCCATTCAGCGGGCCGAAGATGAACGCCAGATTCGGATCAAGGCCGAGCGTGAACGGGAAGAGTTCTTTTCCGAGTTGGTCACACTGAAAGCCAAGCTGGAAGTGACGTTGCTCGAAATTGAATCCCAAAAACGGGAAAATGATAGCTTGCGGTATCAGTTAGACCAATGCCGGGAACACCATAGTCTGAGAGGTCGCAATGATGTTCCTGTTTTACCTTACGATCAAGGGGACGATGATGCGTCACGCACTTAACTTGATTAGTTTGAGCTGGGACCGGTATCGAGTGCTGCTTGCGGCTTTTCTATTGTTTATGTCCGGCGCATTGCTGTCTTGGACGGTGGCTATGGTTTATTTTCACTTCCGATTGGAAAACCAGTACACGGCTTTCACTAACCAAATCATTCATTTGACCAGTGACGTGGATTTTGAACGATCCATTAACCGGAAGTATCTGGAAGATATTACAGATCACCTGGAATCTAACGCCCAGCGGGTTGAGCGGGCCGCCGAAACCATTGAGGCATCCAAATGATGTGGTCATCTGCCATTAAAGTTGCCGCTCCATATATCCTGGGCCTGGTCATCCTCATTGGTATAGTATTTGGAGTCAAGTGGTGGGGCGAATCCAAATACGAAGCCGGTCGGGAATCGTTTAGAGTCGAAGTAGAGGCTGAAAACGCTCGTTTAACTGAAGCCATGCAATTGGAGAAAGATCGTGCTGACGCCAATTATCGCGGGGCCGTATTGGCCAGGGAAGCTGCGGAAGCTACTATCATTGCTCGTGATAGTCGGATTGCAGGCCTGCTCAACCAACTCCGTACCAAGCAAACCCCGAGTTCCGACCCCCTTGCCGGAATTGATGGAGACGGAACCGACTGGATCGGATTATTTGCATCGTGTTACGGAGAATACTCAGATATGGGAAGGGAAGCTGCAAGACTTGCTGACAAGGTAGGTGGGTTGCAGGAATATGTCGAAATTGTTCAAGAGCATTTAAACCGATCCAGATAGGTACATTCTAGGCGTGTCGACACGTGTCGACAGTTGCTTTTGGGGTTATCCTATCGAAAATTTTACTTGATAGGTGGTACCTATGTCTGTATTCCCATGGGAACCCGGTTATAAGGCTCCGGAACGAGCTGACCCTGATGCGATACGCAAGCTTCGTGCTGATGCGGGTAGAATCAGTGCGAAAGCCAAGCGGGATTTGGATCGCGAGGGAAACCGTAAAGAACGGCGCGCCAATAAGAAAGCGAAAACGGAGTTAGCCGAGACGCAACCTATTCATGGCCCATTATACTATTTGGAAGATGAGAACATCACCCATCGCCAGTTAGAAATGATTCATGGCTTCATTGACGCCTACCTTCAGACTTGGTCACCGGGCCAGGCATTCTTATTGTCCAATCCCAAATATGACAAATCCATAACTTCAGCCACTAAGGCCGGAATGGATTTGTTGCAATCCCCAGCGGTTCAACGGCGGCTGCAGGCTGTTGTTGACTCTATGGACGAGGAAAAATTACTGACCCGCAAGGGGGTCATTATGGGTCTGCTCAAAGAAGCCAATCACTATAGTGGGGACGCTACACATGGTGGGCGCATTCGGGCCTGGATGGGTCTGGCTCGAATCAAAAAGATGGATATCCAAGTGACCGAATCGAATGTTACTGTGCGTGGAGGGGTGATGGTCATTCCCGGTACCCCCGATGGCCAAATCATTGACGTGGAAGCCTGGGAAAAATCATCGGAAGCCCAGCAGCTCGACTTGAAAGAGGAAGTTCGTAAATGAGCGCCGTACCTCAAGAGCCGCGGGTTGTATGGAAGCCTTTGGCCGGATCACAAACTCTGGCCATGACTTGCCCATGTAATTTTATTTTGTTTGAAGGTACCCGGGGTCCAGGTAAAACCGACTCCCAGCTTATGAAATTCCGACGCTACGTTGGGATGGGATATGGTCGGTTTTGGCGCGGGATCATTTTTGACCGCGAATACAAAAACTTGGATGACTTGGTGTCTAAGTCTTTGCGATGGTACCCCGAGTTCTTTGATGGGGCCAGGTGGCTTTCATCTAGGTCGGATTACAAATGGGTCTGGCCCACTGGTGAGGAATTACTGTTTCGCCAGGCCAAGAAGCCATCCGACTACTACAATTATCATGGGCAAGAGTTTCCATTTATTGGTTGGAACGAACTGACGAAGTACCCTACTCCTGAGCTGTTTGATGCCATGATGAGTACAAATCGGTCATCATTCCGCCCCCAGGATCACCCCCAAACTGATCAGGAAACCAACGAACAGTACCTATTGCCGGAAATACCTTTGATGGTGTTTTCTACCACCAACCCATATGGTCCAGGGCATAACTGGGTCAAACTTCGGTTTATTGACCCGGCTCCCCCTGGCAAAGTGGTGCGAATAACCACAAACGTGTTTAATCCTCGAACCCAGCAGCGCGAAGATATTACCAAGACTCAGGTCCGAATTTTCGGATCATACAAGGAAAACATTTACCTGTCGCCCGAGTATATAGCCGAGTTAGAAAGTATCACTGATCCAAACAAACACAAAGCGTGGCTGTGGGGTGATTGGGACGTTGTAGCCGGTGGTGCCTTTGACGGTGTTTGGGATGAATCTATACATATCAAGAAGCGGTTCAAGATTCCGTCAGGTTGGAAGATTGATCGGTCCTTTGACTGGGGTTCTTCCCATCCGTTTTCTGTGGCTTGGTGGGCCGAGTCCAACGGTGAGTATGCAACCATGCCCGATGGGTCAAGATGGTCACCCCCTGCCGGCTCCCTAATATTGTTACACGAATGGTATGGTTCCAAACAAATTGGGATGAACCAAGGTATTCTAATGTCAGCAAAGGATATCGCCCAAGGTATTAGAAAACGTGAATCAGAACTTGTGGTCAATCATTGGGTACCCCAGGGCCGCATTCGTCCGGGTCCAGCAGATTCGCAAATTTATCAGGTCCGTGAAAAAGATGTTGATACTATTGCGAAAAAGATGGAAGATTACGGAGTCCGATGGATTCCAGCGGATAAGTCCCCAGGTTCCCGAATTAACGGCCTCGAATTGGCTCGTGGCATGCTTGAAAATGCTATCCGCGGGGAAGGGCCAGGCCTCTATTTTATGGATCATTGTAGAGCCCATATTTCATTGCTTCCGACCTTACCACGCGACGAGGATAATTTGGATGATGTTGATACTGACTCCGAGGATCACGTGTGGGATGGTACCCGATATAGGGTGCTTAAAGGATCAAATCGTTATGCTACAGTTATTCCCCTTCGCTTTGCAGGATAATTATGGTCACTAAACTCATAGCCCCTCAATTGCCGCAGGGGAAGTCCATGCCGGATGTACCTTCGGTTCCCAATTTTGCGTTTCGCCACCCGTCAATGGTTGATATGGAAGCGAAATGGTCTTTGATGGATGATTGTCTAGCCGGCGAGCTGGCCATCAAAAGTCGAAAGGAGTTATACCTACCCATTCCCAGGGTCGATGACGATGAAAGGGCCAATCAAGAACGATATGCCGGATATATTCAGCGGGCCGTATTCTACAATGTGACTCGGCGCACCTTGGATGGTTTGGTTGGCGAAGTGTTTAGCCGTGATCCGATCGTGGAGCTACCTGAAAGTCTAAAGCACTTGGGTGATGATGCGGACGGGAGCGGGATAGCTTTGGACCAGCAGTCTAAAATGTGCCTATCTTATACCATGGGATATGGTCGCTCCGGGTTGTTGGCTGATTATCCAAAGACAGATGGAAGGCCGGCAACAATAGCCGACTTGAAAAGCGGTGATATAAAACCAACAGTGATCCTATACCCGCCCCACACCCTGATCAACTGGCGAAGTAAGGTTTACGGTTCTAGACGCCTATTAACCCTTGTGGTCATAAATGAAAATATCATCACTGAGGATGATCCATTTGAGTTGAACCGGGTTGAACAATGGCGGGTGCTCAGGCTTATAGAAGTTGAAGGTAGACGTATATACCAAATTCAGATTTGGCGAAAACGAGAACCTGAGCCAGGCCAAGGTAGTGAACAAGAAATTTACGATTATGAAGAATACATTCCGCTGAAGGCCGATGGGGAACCTTTTGATCGGATACCGTTCACTTTTGTTGGAGTCATCAACAACAATGAAACGGTCGATGATCCACCTATGTACGATATGGCCGTATTGAACGTGGCTCATTATCGTAATTCGGCCGATTACGAGGAATCTTGCTTTATTGCCGGTCAGCCGACGGCTTGGTTTTCCGGACTCACCCAAGATTGGGTTGAGGACGTGTTCAAAGGTAAGGTGTTTCTAGGGTCTAGGGCGGCCATCCCCCTTCCAGTAGGCGGGGTTGCAGGATTACTTCAAGTTGATCCCAACTCCATGCCAAAGGAAGCAATGGACCAAAAAGAACGCCAAATGACGGCGCTCGGTGCCAAACTCATCACACAGGCGAACGTTTCTCGTACCTTGGGTGAAGCCCAAATTGAAGAGTCTAGTGCTAATTCTATTCTTGCCACTGCTACTAAGAACGTTTCGCGGGCGTTTACCGAAGTCCTTGGATACGCGTCTGAGTTTGTTGAACAGGGTAAGAATGAAGTAGTTTATGACTTGAATACTGATTTCCCAGCAGCTCGCCTGACGCCGAATGATCGCGCGCAATTGGTCAAGGAATGGCAAGATGGTGCTATCACCTTTGGCGAAATGCGTGATGGGTTACGCCGTGGTGGTATTGCTACGGAGGAAACCGAAGTTGCACAGCGAGAGATTGAAGCCAACCCATCCCCAAAAATGAAACTTGAGTTGGAAAAAGCTGAACGAGAGGCCAAGGCGGCCGAGGAAAAGAAAAACCAACCATCCAATGCCCCCAGCGGTGGGAATCAGGCTGGCCAATAGGTACAATTTTTCTGTTCCTGATTTCAACCTTTGTCGTAAAATAACCACATTCTTAATTGATCGGTGATCACAATGGCTCTGAAAAAGATTCTTGACTCAATCGACGGCCTTCCTGAAGACGTCGCCAAGGAATACAAGGAAAAGGACGGTAAGTTCATTCTGGATATTGAAGGTGACGATAGTGAAAGTACTATCGCGCATTTGACGCAGAAAAAGAGTATCGCTGAAGAACACCGCACTAAGGCTGAAAAACGTTTGGGCGAATTGCAGGAAGAACTCGACAACTTACGTCGTGGAGCCATTCCCAAAGATGACCTCACGGCTCTTGAAAAGTCGTGGCAGGAAAAGCTTGATAAGGCTGTGGAAGAAGGCGGAACTACCGCAAAACGGTTGAAGGGTCAACTTAATAAAGTTTTGATTGAGGATACTGCTGCTCGCATTGCGAGTGAATTATCCCAGGTTCCTAGTTTGCTAGCCCCAACCATTGCAAAGCGTTTGGCGATTGAAGAAGTTGAGGGTGGGGATATCAAGGTGCGCGTCAAAGATGCTGCCGGCAAACCTTCCGCTTTGACTCTTGATGAGCTGAAAACTGAAATTCGCAGTATTGAAGAATATGCCCCGATCTTGATCGGGTCGAAAGGTTCCGGCGGCGGTGCTAACGGTACGCAATCCCCAAACTCTTCCGGTGGGAAGAAATTTGCCGATTTGACCGATGCAGAACGCACCGAGTTTTACAAGCGTGATCCTGATGGGTTCAGAAAGGCAGCGGGTATACAACTCTAATCACCACAAGAGGTAAATCATGGCAACCGTACGCCTGTCTGATGTAGTTATTCCAGAAGTGTTCTTGTCGTACACTTCTCTCAACCTGCCCGAACTCACTGAGTTCTTGCAGGCCGGCATTCTTGCCACCAATGGTACCCTGAACGGCGCCGCCAAGAATGGTGGTCAAATGTTCACGATGCCTTTCTGGCAAGACCTTGACCCGACGATCGAGCCCAACTACTCGAACGACGATCCTGATGACATGGCCACCCCTCAAAAGGTCGGCACTGGTCAGATGACTGCCCGCAAGTCCTTCCTGAACCAAGGTTGGTCCGATATGGACCTGGTGGTCGAGCTTTCCGGCTCCGACCCCATGCGACACATCGCTTCTCGTGTTGACACCTACTGGCTCCGCCAGTTGCAACGGCGTCTGATCGCTACTACGGTCGGAGTATTCAACGACAACATCGCCAATGACTCGGGCGATATGGCCATTCAGGCACCGACTGAACAATTCAACGCTGACTTGGTCATTGACGCGTCTGGTACCCTGGGCGATGCTTCGGGTGGCCTTCGCGCGATCGCGGTTCACTCTCGCATTCGTGATCGCATGCTGAAGAACGACGAAATCGTATGGGTTCCGGATTCCCAAGGCCGTCTGACTATTGCTACCTACAAAGGTCTGCGGGTTATTGTTGACGATTCTATGCCCATCATTTCAGGTAGCGGTACAACTTCCGTTTACCTTTCCGTTCTGTACGGTGGTGGTGCATTTGGCTTTGGTGGTGTCGAAGGTCACAGTTTTGCATTCGGCGAAGGTATCCCCAAGACTCCGGTGGAAATGGAACGAGTTGCCGCTGCCGGTGCTGGTGGTGGTATGGAAACGCTTTGGACGCGTAAGACCTGGGCAATCCACCCACTCGGCTTCACTTGGGTCGAACCTTCCGGTGGCACTGCTCTGGTGGAAATGTCACCCACCCTGGCCGACCTACGCCGCGCCGATGTATGGGATCGGGTCGTGAATCGCAAGCAAGTGCCGATGGCCTTCATCACCTCGCTGGCCTAAGCCCTGCCCCGGTGCCATATGATGTGGTTACCGGGGTCAACATTCGGAGTACCTAGACATGAAATCACTGCAAGAACGCCGGGCTGACCGCGAGCGTCGCAACCAACTCGCTCGCCGTGAGTACTCCCCGGCTCCGCAAGAACTCAAGCCCCAAGACAAAGTTGACTATAATGAGCTGACGGTTCCCGAACTGAAAGCCCTGGTCAACGAGCGCGGCCTTGATTCCGACGGCACCAAGAAAGCAGACTATATCGCCGTGCTGGAAGTAGCTGACGGTGTTCAATCTGAACCCACGGCCGCGGTCGAACAACCCAGCGGTGGTATTCCACCCGTGCAACCATGGGGTAATACACAATGACTATTCGCATCCCACCTAAGACTAAAAAGGACGCCGCCGATTCGACTGAGGCTCTGAAGAACGCCGCTGCGGGCGCTACCTTCGATCCGATGCCACATATTGCTGATTCGGCTGCTGAAGATCTACCAACCCTGGTTAGTGACCACAATGCTTTGCTGGCCGCGCTTCAAGCGGCCGGACTCATGGAAGAAAGCGAGTAAGACTATGGCCCTTGTTATTGAAGATGGTTCCATCGTAGCGGGGGCCAACTCGTATATAACCCTTGATGAGTTCCGCGCTTTTGCTGAAGATAGGGGCGTTGAGCCTCCTACTTCTGAAGACGAATTGGCGCCGATGATCTTTGAGGCGGCTGATTATATCAATGCTTACGAGCCTAGATATAAGGGTGAGAGGGTAAATCCCTTGGGTCAGGAAATGAGTTGGCCCCGCAAGAGGGTGAAGATTTTCGGCGCGGACTTCCCTGATGACAAAATACCTCCCCAACTCAAAGTTGCCCAATTGCAGGCCGCCCTAACCGTTCTTCAAGGGACTTCGCTACTCCCTAACATTACCAGCTTTGCGGTTCGCCGTGAGAAAGTCGATGTTATTGAAGTGGAATATGCTACTGGTGGTGGCCAAAATAATACAGCCACGGAAGAAATGACCCCCAAGTTTCCGGCTATTATGAGTAGCTTAGACCCCTTGTTTAGGCCATCCGAGATTTTGCGGGCGTATCGGTCATGAATGATCTGTTTAACTACATTAGCCTGTCCAAAAATGCTGATTGGTTAATCGCTAAGTTTGGGGACAAGTGTAATGTGGTTACCTATACCGATGTGCCCGATCCTAATCCGATTAAACCCCCAACTCGAACAAAAATGCCGACTAGTACTCGTGGGGTATTTTTGCGTTATCGCGTACAAGATATTGATGGGGTGAATATCTTGCGGGCCGACCAGCGGGTTTTGTTACCTTCGTCGATAAGCGATGTTCAAATGCAGGGGTATATCGAACGGGGCAGCGAAGTTTGGAAAATCATTCACGTTGAACGGCTCAAGCCTGGGCCAGTCGGTATGATTTGGAAATTACAGGTGCGACAATGAACATAACTATGGCTCGTGAGGAAATGTTCCAAGTGTTGCAAGATGCTTGGGATGCAACCCAATGGCCGGCTGATATGTTCGCTAGTAAACCAGTTCTGCTTTATCAGGGGCGGGATAAAGTTGCTCCACCGGCTCCTGATACCCCCTATACTCATATTTATCGCCGTAGTGCATATGGCGAGCAAGCGGCCTTCGGTGATGGCCGTAAAACCCCGTACCAGGACCGAGGTACATTATGGATACTGTGTTTTGGGCCACAAAGTTCCGGTAAGGGGTTGGAAATTGCGGAATTTCAGGGTATGATTGCGAAAAATGCGTACCGGCGACCGAATGAAGGTGAATGTGTTTGGTACCGCAACGCCCGGATCGTAGACGCTGGACTCCGCGACGGGCTGGAACAAATTAACGTTCTGGTCGATTACGAATATCACGAAACGAGGTAAACCATGGCTACTTGTATTAATGTAAAAATCGACTCGAACACTTCCGGCTTGCGGTTTGCCGAAGAAGAGTGCCCAAAACAATTGCCCCCCAGCACCGGTGGGACTGCGGCCACTGTGGAACTAACTTTCGTCGATAACCCGGTCGAAGGTGATACTATTCAAATTGGTCCTGAAGAATATACCTTCACTGATACCCCCGTACTTGATACGGATATCGAAATTGGTGCCGATGCAACCGAAACCCGTGCTAGTTTCGTGATGGTCGTCGACGCCGAGTCGGAGCTCGTGACCTCTGCGACCCAGGGCGGGTCGGTAGTCGTCCTAACCGCCCAAGTCGCGGGGGTTGCGGGCAATATGATCAGCGTGGCCGCTTCCGGCAGTAATACTACTTTTGCGACTTCTACCCTGACAGGTGGGGTTGAAGGTGACGGTCCCGTATGGGAGCCCCTTGAACCCAATAGCTATGCCGACTTTGGCGGACAGCTCACCCTTGTGGCCCGTAACCCAATCAATGAAGGTCGCCAGCGTAAAAAAGGTGCCCCGGTTGGGATTGAAGCGGCTGGTGGGTTCAATACGGACTTCACGCAGACCAACTTGCAGAAGGTTATGCAAGGGTTCATGTTTGCTGATACTCGGACAAAGGTCAACTATGATACTGTGGCGGCGGTGGGTGACCTGGCTATTGTGGTCACTAACAATGCGTTTCCCCAATTGACTTCAACTGCTTTGGATTTTACCACCCTGGGCCTGATTCCCGGTGAGTGGATTTACGTAGGTGGTGATGAGGCCGGTGAGTCCTTTGCTGAAGATGAAAACAATGGCTTCAAGCGAATCCGGTCTATCACCGCAAACGCCATTACTTTTGACAAATCCGTGGCCCCAATGGTATCTGAGTTGGGAGCCGGTCTAACGGTTAAGTTGTACTTCGGCGATGTACTCAAGAATGAAAATACTCGATCCTTGATCAAGCGCCGTACTTACCAGATTGAGCGGACCTTGGGTTCCTTGGATGGTATGGACCCACCTCAGTCTGAATATTTGACTGGTGCGGTTCCAAACGAGTTGTCGATCAATTTGGCCATTGAGGATAAGGTAACCGCTGACCTGGGTTTCGTTGCAATGGATTCTGAGCAACGCACCCAGGGTGAGGGACTGAAGCCCGGTGCCCGACCACCTCAAATTGAAGCCGATATGTTTAATACTTCGTCTGATATTGCACGAATTAAGCTGTCTCGTGTAGTGGGCGATGATGCGGCCCCATATCCGATGTTTACCTTCATCCAAGAAGGAACTATCAGCATTAACAATGGCATTACTCCAAACAAAGCGATTGGGGTATTCGGGGCCATTGATGCTTCGGCTGGTAACTTTGCAGTAAGCGGTTCAGTTACAGCCTACTTTTCCGACGTTGATTCGGTTAAAGCGGTTCGTGAAAACGCCGATATCACGATGGATATGATCATGGTCAAGAACGGGGCGGGTGTCGTGTTCGATATGCCCATGATCGCTTTGGGGGATGGAAGGCCGAATGTGGTCATTGATGAACCGATCACATTGCCCCTGACAATGGAAGCTGCTACTGCGGCCAAGCTTGGGCCAGACTTTGACTATACGGCGATGTGGGTATTTTTCAACGATCTACCTGAACGCGCTACCACCATTATCTAAGGACGACAACCATGCAGCGTAATACAATGTGGTCAGTATTTGGCACAGATTCCCATAAAGAAATCCATGGGGTCTATGTCGAATATCCCGGTGGTATCCGGGTTTTGCTGGCCAGGGCCGGTGGCCGAAATGAACGATATGCCAAATATCACGAAATTCACATGCGTCCGCATCGACAGGCTGCGAAAATTCCGGGCGGCCTGTCAGATAAGGTTCAACGTGATGTGATCGCCAAAGTATATTTGGATTCGGTCATTCTCAAGTTTGAAACCAATGTTGGAACTGAGGAAGTGCCAAATTGGAAAAACGTCATTGTGTTGGAAAGCGGTGACGAAGTTCAAGCGAACAAGGAAGAATTGACCAATTTGTTCACGCGCTTGCCTGATTTGCTTCTTCAAATCATTTCTGATGCCAACGATATTCAGCTATACCGCAAAGCTGAACTGGAAGACGAGGCAAAAAACTAAAAGAAGTTCTGATTTACACGCTGAAGCATGGTGAAAGCGAACAGCGAGTAATACAGCAGTGCATACGGGAACGAACCCCATTTCCGGAATTTATTAAAAATGCACCTGAACTTCTACCGGGGTTAGAGCTTTATTACAACGCCTATTGGGACTTGAGCGGGGACCGGGGCGGGATGGGTGGGCCCATTTCTTGGGTTGCGATAAAAGATTATGCGCATCACTATGAATTGGAACCTGACCAATATGAAGCTCTGGTCCACCACTTGCGGGCAATGGATGTTGCAGCTCAAGACGTGAGGGACAAAAAAGATGGCCAGGGCAAATGAATTTGCGCGTAGGATGAACCGGCTTTCTCGGCAAATTCCTGAACGGATAGCAAAGCGAACAAATAAGCTTGCCCTGGCTGTTCAACGCGAATTAGTAATGACCACTCCGGTTGATACCGGTCAAGCAATTTCAAACTGGACTTTGACGTTGGGTTCCCCAACAACCGGAGTCTATTCCCCATACGCCCCAGGTGAACATGGTTCAACTCGTCAGTTGAATATTGGGGCGGCATACAGTCAGGCCATGTACGCCATCGGTGATCGCAAACCCGGCCAAGTTATTTGGATAAGCAACCCCCTCCATTATATCGGTTTGTTGAACCTAGGTAGTTCTGCCCAGGCTCCGAGCGGATTTGTGCAATCGGCAATTATGGTGGGGATCGGATCGGTTAGCGGTATAAGGGTTCTAAGATGACCACAGAACGCATTGACATTGTAATCACCGAACGCGGTGGACAGGTAGTCCAACGGGGGATAAATGATATTGGTCGGGGGGCGGTCCGCGCTCAGGGCCAGGTTGATTTGTTGGCAAATGCTTTCAGGGGACTAGTTGGAGTATTGAGCGCCCGCGAGTTCATGCGGATGAATGACGTTTATACCAATATGAGCAATCGGCTCAAATTGGTGGCGGGTGATACTGCAAACTTGACTCGGCTCACACAAGAAATGTTTAATGTGGCCAGAGATACTCGAACTTCATTTGAGGCGACGGCTACCTTATATGCGCGAGTGGCGCTTTCCTCTAAGGAATTAGGTTATTCCCAACGAGAGCTGATAAACTTTGTCAAAGGGGTCAATCAGGCAGTTCAGCTTTCAGGTGTGACTGCTCAAGAAGCCCATGCCGGCTTGATTCAATTTTCCCAAGGTTTGGCCAAAGGTCGGCTAGACGGGGATGAATTGCGTTCTGTCCTTGAGCAGCTACCGTTCATCGCGGACGTAATTGCCGAGAAGTTGCAAATTAATCGGTTTGAAATGAAAGAATGGGGTAAGGAAGGTAAGCTGACCCCCAAAGTCATTGTGGAAGCCTTCCAAGAAATGGAAGGTAAACTGACTACTCTGTTTTCCAAGCTAAACCCGACCTTTTCACAATTCTGGACTGTTCTTCGTGATCAAGCCATGCGTACCCTTGGCCCAATTAGTGAACAAATAGGAAAAGGGTTGGGCCTAACTTTGGCTTTCGCGGTCGACAACTTGAATCACTTCACGACCGGCGTAGCGGCTTTAATTCCCCTATTGGCGGTCCTGGCTGGGCGGGCGGCTATTGGGGCCGTAATAAGCGGATTGAATCTCTTACGAATCGCCTTGATGCGGAATCCAATCACCGCCATTGCGACCGCGGCCGCTGGGGCCATCGTCACTCTTGGCCAAATGTCGACTAAGATGGATGAAGCTCTAAGGGAAGCCAATAAATATGTGACCTTCATTGATAAGTTTATGGCCACCTGGGATGGGGCCAAGGCTTATATTAAGGAGGCCTGGAACGACTTTCCCGCCTGGTTTGCCAATTTAACCATTAAAGGTATCAATCTCTCGTTATCTAGTTTGGAAGGTTGGGCAAAAAAGTTAAATTCGATCATCAACGATATTGCCGGCAGGGAACTGTTTCCAACCAATTTTAGTTTAGGCCGGGTTGATGAGTTGGAAGCACCAAAAAAAGCTGGTGAACGGGCTGCGATGGCTTTTGTGCAAGGTTATTCCCAAAGCCTCATGGACAGGGCGAAACTCATTGGTGACCTGCTACCTAGTGGCCCATCAACTTTCACCCCCGAAAGTGCGGATGGGAAGGGTGGTAAGCGCAAAACTTTCGCCCAAATTGAGAGTGAGCTAATTGCCGAAATAAACCTACTTCATGTAATGGGTATGGCTCGCGAACGACACGCTAAGTTGCTCGGATATGAAGCAGATATGAAGCGTGAACTCACATTGGAAGAAGGTGAGAGCCTTTACGCGCTTCTTGAATACCAGCAAGTCTTGGAGCGCCAAGGTCAAATATGGGATGAAATATTCGGCCCTCAAGAAAACTACCGACTCAACCTTCAGGCTTTGAACGAAGAGTTCATGCTTGGAGATATAAATGTTGACCAATACAATCAAAAGCTCCGAGAGTTTAAGATTGAAATATTGGAAACTGACCAAACCATCCAAGGTGGGTTCTTGCGGGGCTTGCTAAAAGTCCAAGAGGAATTTTCAAACCTCAGCGATCTGTCCGAAAACCTTGTGGTCAATGGTATTCGAGAGGCCGAAGATGCTTTTGTTAAGTTTGCGAGAACGGGCGAGCTTTCATTCAAAAATATGGTGGATTCCATACTGGATGATCTGGCTCGATTAGTTATTCGTCAAAATGTAACCCTGCCGATGGCCAACATGCTTGGTGAGGTATTGGGGTTCCAAGTTGATGAGCAAGGTAGGACCAGCTCTATTAGGGGTGCCCCAGGAAGCGGCATAACCCGCGCGGGTGGAACCCAAACGATGGGTAACGCGTTGGATTGGGTTGGTGACCACATCGGTTCCCGAGCCTTGCAGAATTTCTCATCCGGCCTTACCAATACCATGGGATCAGCGGCGGTCAATGCCGGGAATATGGCCGCGGCTTCGGGTGGGGATGCTATTGGGGCTATGATCAATTCCCATAGTTCGGCCTTATCTTCAACGGCAGGGAAGGCCGGCACCTGGGCGGCTGGGAACATGGGCTCTATCTTAGGGTATGGTGGTGCCATATTGTCGGCGGTCCAAGGCCAATACGGTTCGGCCATCGGCTCGGCAATTGGTACTTATATTTTGCCTGGAATCGGCACCATGGTCGGCGGTATGGTTGGCGGTCTGGTTGATGGGTTTTTTGACCGGGAGCCTACTACCCGCCGCGGTCAGCGGTCTACTGCTGAGTTGGTTGGCGGGGTGTGGGATAGAACTGCTTTTGATGACCGTCAATCGGACGAGTCCCAAGAGGCTGCCCGCCAATTGGCTGAAGCAAGTGTAACTGCTGCCAATCGCTTATTTAGCCAAGTCGGAGTAGATGCGGCCATTGATTCGTTCTACGCGATAATGGAATCGTCCATCAAAGGCGACCGGCAAGGCGTGGCATCAGGTGGAACTCTTAGAGTTGGCAACCAAAGCTTAGATTTTGGCATTGGTCACGCTTCGGATATGACCATTCGAGGCTTCGGTGGTTGGTCCGAAGAAGATATGTTTACTCGGTTGCAGACGGATATTCAAATGTCCATCTTGCAAGCGTTGCAGCTTCAAGTTGATCAACTACCTCCCATGTTGGCGGCTTTGATTCGGGATGTAGATATTCGCAGCCTAAGTGCTGAAGCGGCTCTGAACCTGATATCCACGTTTGAAATGATCATACTGGAAGTCAATGGGCTTATTTCGGCATTGGATGTGATGCCCTTTGAGCGGCTCAAAGGTCTGTCTTTTGATGCGGCGGCTGCCATGCTGGACGCCGGGGGCGGTCTGGACGCCTTTACGGCTACTTTGAGCGGCTACTTCCAAAACTTCCATACTGAGCAAGAGCAATTTGAATGGCGGATTGGCAACTTAAACAAATCTTTTGAAAACATTGGGCAACTGATGCCTGATATGACCAAAGGGTTGGATCAGTCGGTGTTGTCTTTCCGCGAGCTGTTGGAAAGCATAGACCCGACAACTGAAGCCGGGGCCAGGCTCTACGCGCAAATGATTAACATATCGGGCGAGTTCCATGCGGTCGCAACCGAATGGGTTAGGTTGAATGAAGTTGTTGAAGATACCGGCGATATCATTGAAGAAGTAGTGGATCACTTCGGTTTGGCCCTGGATCGCCTGCGAGAAGTTAGTACCGGCGTGCAAAACACCCTGCAAGCTCGAAATTCGGCGGGGTCTTTGGCAGATCAGCTCGCCCAACAACTGGGGTTAGATCAAACTTTTGCACCTCAGCGAGAACAAGAATTGTGGTCAGCATTGAGAGGTATAAGTAGTGCCTCGGCCGAGCAAAATTATATGCAGGCCTATGGTGACTTGATGCTAGCGTTTCGCCAAGATAATTGGGGTATGGACCTTGAGGGGTTTGCCCGTAGGCACTACAATGAGTTTGGAGCTGAGGAAGGTAGATATTTTGGTCCAGATTACGCCAAGCAACTCACTTTAGCGGAGCAGCTGACTGAAATTGTAACCCAGCGAATTGTCACCGAACAGGAAGCCGCCCGCGAAGAACTAATCAACGCGGTTCGCTTGCGGGATATCGCTAACTCATTGCAATATTATCTTAGGTCTTTGGAATCGAGTGATTTGGCCCCATATACCCTGGGTCAAAAGGTAACGAATGCTGAGCAAGAACTATACCAGTTGGTTTCGGCGGCTAGGGGTGGAGACGAGGCGGCTCTTGGTCGAGTTCAAAACTCGTTGCAAAATGCTTTGACCTTGTGGAGGGAATACGGTGCATCTGGCGAAGATTATCGTTCGGCCTATCACCGTTTGACAGCCATGGTTGGTGACTTGGCCGGGAGTACTTTAAGTGATTCTGAGCGACAAATTGTCCAGTTGGAAAAAGCCACCAATATAAGCCAGTCTCAGCTTGAACAGTTGCAAGAACTTCATAACTTCGCAATGCAGGCTCAAGCGGCTTTAGACGCCCAATATCAGCATGAAGTAACCACAATGGGGCGTCAAGTATCCTTGCTGGAAAGCATGGGGCTTGATACAATCCGGCTTCACGATATCGCGACCACCTTGAATGCCCTTCCGGCTATGATCGCTTCCCATTTGATGCCCTTCATCCCCATCGTAGACGGCTCCCACGCGCTCGGAATATCCCGGGTCCCCTATGATAATTATCATGCGAAATTGCATGCTGGCGAGCGCGTATACACGGCGGCCCAAGCCAGGGCCATTGATGCGGGGACATATGGGGTTGGAACTCGTTCTGATGGTGAAATGCAAGCAGTGGTGGCCAAGTTGGATGAATTGACCCAACAAGTCCGAATCCAAGGCCAAGCCCAGGTTGTTGAAACGAAGCGGTCGGCTGAATTGAACGCAAACCTTGTGGTTAAAGGTATGGACGAATCCACCCAACGAAATGCTCGTGATAGGAACAATCAAGTGGCTTATGGTCGCAAAGGGGTAAAGTATAATGACTGATGCAGAATATCGCCAATGGTTGCGGAGTGACGAAGCCCGGCGAACGGTATTGTTGGAAATAGAAACTTCCCCAATCCGTAGGCTATCCGTGGTACCGTATACCACGCTACCCACTGACCCAACCCCCAATATCAGGTATGACGCCATGATCAAAGGTGGGGTCAGATATCGGGAATCCTTAAACCCGACCGGGTATTCGGTGGCTAGCCATGCTTCGATTGAATTGCATAACGAAGATGGTTCCTTGGATAGCTGGCATGGGGATGTGTGGAAGAATCGCGAGATTCGCATCTACTACGGCGATGTGACTTGGTCGCGGGACGATTACCGGTTGGTGGCTAAGGGGGTAGTTGATCGCGCCCAGCAAAGCCGAGATACTTTTGTGGTCACCCTTGTTGATCCATTGGAGCGTTTAGATAATGCGGTCACCGAACAGTTATTGGGTGGGCCTGGGCAAGAAGCTGACCGACTCATCCCAGTCCCCTTGGGCGAAAATCATAACATTACTCCGCGGCTTTACAATGCGGCGGTGCACGAATATCGTTTTTCAGCCACGGCCTTTGAACGCATCATTGAAGTTCGGGACCGAGGAGTACCTGTTGAGTTTACCCAGGTTCCCGGCGGGTTTAGACTTACCGCTGAACCTGATGGGATAGTGACCGCCAGCATTCAAGGGGATGCCACAGGTGGATATGAAAATACGGTGGCGACGCTTGTTCGGAGGTTGGCCACAAGTTATGGCCCAGTTTCCGGCAGATTCACTACGGCCGATTTGGACTTGGACAACTTGGCGTCTTTTGATGCGGCCAACCAGCAACCCGTGGGCCTATATTTGGAAGAACATAATACTGTTCTATCTTGCATCGTCGAATTGGCGAGTTCCATCGGCGCCCAGGCGGTAATGTCACGGACAGGTCAGTTGCGTTTGCTGAAGATTGATCTGCCCGCCCCAGGGGTGCCGGTCACCATTACCCCCAACGACTATGAGGAAGGTTCCCTAGATTTGGCTGGAACCACCGAAGTCATTGCCGGCGTCAGATTGGGGTATTGTAGGCAATGGACCCCAAGGCAAAATATTGCCGAAGGAGTTCCGAGTGAACATCAGGATTTATATGCTCAAGAATGGTTGACGGTTACCGCAAAGGCTTCTGCGGTTGCAACCGAGTATCGCATAAGCACTGAAACTGAGCAAATTAATACCCTGATGCTTCGCAAAGTAGACGCCCAGCTTGAAGCATCCCGCCGGCTATCCCTGTGGTCAACTCCCCGGTTCATAGTGCGAGTTAGGGGGATGGCCCAGTTATTGGATTTGGAATTGGGTCAAACTGCAAATATCTATGGTGATCGGTTTGGCTTAGAATTGGGACGGATCGGACAAATTATTGGCCTTGATGTGGATTGGGTGTCAGGTCGATGCGACGTTGAGGTATTGATCTAATGGCAACGATACAAAACGAGCGCGACAAGCTGCTGCAGGCCGCACCGATACGCTTCATCCTTCCCACCATCCCAACCAGTCAAGTTGACGGCCTGGACGGCTGGATGGGCGACGTAAATGATGCCCTCGGTACGCTTGGCGAGGATATTGAGCACTTGATGAACACATCATCAAGTTTCTCTATTTCCGCATCTGCGCTCACATTTACGACGGCCAGCGGCGCAACCACACCGCCCATCATTACGCTGACGGCGCATAGAGGGGACGGGCTTGTGGGGGGCACGGTGGCCTGGTCTGTCTTCGGAGGGGCTGCATCCATAAGCCCTACCGTAGGCAACAACTGTGTCGTTACCGGGTCTACCGTTACGGGCAATAGCGTCACGATTCGGGCGCGCTTGACAATCGGCGGACAAGTTCACGACGCATACGTGACGCTGACAAGATTAGGGGCAATTGCACGATCTGACTTGGTGAGCCTGACAAGTCAAATTACGGGGCAACTTGCAAATAGCAATGTTTCCGGTCTGGGCGCGCTGGCTCTGCTAAATGCCGTTGATCTCAATACGCAAACAACAGGGGCACTAAATGGTCTCACACAAGTCAATAACCTAGGCAACCTCGCATACGTAAATGCCCTTGCTGCGAATCAGATTGGGGCGGGCACGCTTGCCGTTGGGATTGTTTATGCGGGGGGGATTAATGCTACTCAGGTTAACAGCGGCTCGTTTGTTGGAAAGACGTTTACGGGTGGGACGTTTACGGGTGGGACGTTTACTTCCCAAGCAACTGGTAGGCGGACCGTAATCGACTCTGACGACATTTCGTTTTATCCGGCCAGCGGCGGTAGATCGATTATAGCCTCTGTGCCTGGTGGCGGTCTCACCATCAGTACGTCGTCAAGCGGGTCCAACCTCAGCGTTTCTGCTAACAGCTTTAGTTCGCCCGGAATAACCGTTGCATCACCCGGCAACGTGGGTATTCAAATCTCTGCTGGCGACGCGGCATTAAGACTCAACCAAGTTCCAAACCTACCAGCCAGCCGTGCGGCTGGTGGGGTCTGTTTTTACGCCGGCTGGTTATGTTTTGCAAACGGATCACATTGGTACCGCTCTGACGGCACCCAACTTACATAAGGACAAATATGTACACGCGAGAAACCCAAATCATCAATATGATTGTTCAGATCCCCAACTCTGTACAGCCGATTAATGGACTGTCTGTAGTCTTAACTGCCGCAGACATTATTACTACTCCTGATGGTCAACAAGTTGGTTACCCATACCAACGGCAGCAGTATTTGATCCCCAGTGATATGACGTCCGATCTTGTGACCGCGCTGAACGGAAGCCTTGCATCGGTCGGCTACAAGCTCGTCCCCATCGCGGAGGAATAATGCAAAGAAATCTGCGCATCGTCAGCGAGAACGCCGCTGACCACGCCACGATCACTGCGCCGAACACGGCATCTGGTCTGGCAATTCCTTGAACAAGTTATTGACGGCACCCGTTGGTATTGCCTATTTAAAGAGCAAATAGTATGAAAGAACATGACGTTCGTATTATCAGCGAAAATATGGCCAACTTGGCTGAAATTACTGTCGCCAATACGGCAGCTGATCTTGGCTCCGAATGGCTCAAAACTGACGTTAAAGGTGAAGTCTGCCGAATCCAAGCTAATGAGGGCCAAATCACCCTCGTATGGCCCATTGATATCACAGTTGATGGCGCAGCAATACCGGCATGGAATGGCTCGTCTGACTCAGAAATGCGGGTTCAAGTATTTGAAACGGCGTCAGGGGGATCACCCATATACGATAGCGGTTGGCATTACGTGGCTTCAGGACCAGAGCTTGAACATTATGACTTTTCCCAAGCCCTGAATGTAAACACCTTCGCGTATGGGGCGACCGTATCCTGCCTATGGGTTCCAAATATAGCCGCAAGGCGGGTAATCATTCAGTTGCGCGACCCTGAAGCCACTTTCCTTGACATTTCCAAGGTAATCGTTGGGGCAACACTGGACTTTCAAGGAGCTGCTTATGGGACTAGTGCCGGGACGAATGACACCAGCAATGTGGTTAGAACTGCGGCCGGGGAACTTCGAGTCGATCAAGGTACTATTTCTCGGGCCATGGAATTGAATTTAGAGGGTACCCGGCCCGAAGATCGGTCTAAAATAACCTATCTTATGTCGAAAGGGTTGGGTAAGCGCCACTTCGTATCTGGTTATTCCCGCGAAGGTGATTTGACCTTAACCCAAGAGCTGATGATGTATGGTCGGCTGACAAGCATTCCCACTATAACGCACGAAATGTTTGACTGGGATAACGTTCGGCTTCCCTTTGAGGAATGGTAAATGGCTAGCTCTACTGTGGTTACTAAGAATGGTGAAGCGTTTTGGAATAAGATGCCGGGTGCTCGCCATCGGGCCAATCTTAACTCCATGTACGATGCGTGGCTGCTGGCCCTAGAGGAAGCGGTTGGACCTCAAGGTTGGTCACCCGTATTTGGAGTAACCACAAATGGGGATCGCCGAGTTCTTCAAATTGTTGATTGGGTCGGTGGGGCTGGGGCCAAACCTTCCATTACTGGATATATTGGCCCATCAGGTATTGTTCCTACTGCAGGGGCGGCTGTAGATATTCGTGGAACCCAAGGTCTAAAAGGTGATCAAGGGGATAAAGGTAATACTGGCAACCATGGGTGGTCGCCTCAAATTCGCACCACCATCGACGGTGAACGAGTTGTCCAAGAGCTGTATGATTGGACTGGTGGTCAGGGATCGAAACCTGCAACTGGGTATATAGGGGTATCCGGTCTAGTTTCCAATATTGCCGATGCTAGCAATATTCGGGGCGGTAAAGGGGATACCGGGGATACTGGCCCTGCGAATGAACTTACGATTGGGACGGTTGAGTCTGGTGCGACCCCAAGCGTTACGATAACGGGTGAGTCACCGCAGCAGGTACTGAATTTTGTACTTGAAAAAGGTGATACCGGAAACACCGCGTGGACACCCGTTTACACAGCGGTCGCGGACGGGGAGCGCAGTATCCTACGCATCGACGACTGGACTGGTGGACAAGGTACGAAGCCTGCTACAGGATACCTTGGCCCGCTCGGGGTCGTTGCCAATGTCGGGGACGCGCTAGATATTCGCGGCGCCCCAGGTTCTGGATCGGTGTCGAGCGTCAACGAGATAGACCCAGACGGCAGCGGCAATGTGGCGCTCGGTATTGCGGATATACCCGGCCTCGAAGACGCTCTTGATAATGCAGGACAAGTCAAGACAGTTGCCGGCAAAGGTCCGGATGGCTCCGGGAATGTGGCTTTAGTCAAGGGCGACGTAGGGCTCGACAACGTAGACAATACGAGCGATGCAAATAAGCCGGTCAGCTCAGCGACTCTCGCAGCGCTGGGCAACAAGATCGACGCTGCTGAGAAGGGTGCAGCACTTGGCGTAGCTCCACTTGATGCTAGTGGTCATGTGCCCGCTATCAACCTGCCGAGCTACGTAGACGATGTACTTGAATACGCAAACTTCGGCGCACTCCCCGGCGCAGGCGAAACGGGCAAGATTTACGTCACACTCAACGACAACAAAACGTGGCGATGGGGTGGCTCTGCATACGTAGAAATATCGGCATCGCCCGGCAGCACAGAC